TTCTTGGTGCCATTCTTGTAGTCCCATATTCCAAATAAGGTGCATATTCAACATTTGTTTCTACTGTTGCTGTAAATGGTGCAGGAAAGGTTGTCTTAATTGAATTTCCAAATCTACCAGTATCCCAACTTTTTGGTTCTGCCCTATGTCCTGCTGCACTTTCTACAACTTCACTTTGAATAAAAAAACCAGCATTCTTAACTCCTTGTTCAGCTTGTTTTAACTTTTCGGCAGTTAAAGTTTTTAATTTTTTTTGAAGTTCTTCCAATCCTTTAACTTCAATTACAATTCCTGTCATTTTATTTTTTAATTATAATCTTCAAAAATTTGAATTTGTAATGAGTGGTCTGATGGAAAACTCATTCTACTTCCTGTTCTTTGAAATTCAAATTCTGCCCAATATACTCCAACACTTCCTGTATCTACACTTCCAACCCATTGATATTCTACATTTCCAGTTGTGCTTCCAGTAATAACACAGATTCCACTTATATAAGATGAATAAGTTGTTAAATTCCCCATATTAAACCACACACTTCCATCAGATAAGTCTATTGCTTCATTATCTGAATTTTGTAGAACTGCTGAAATTGCAGGTAATGTATCATTTCTTTTTATTTTAAATATTTCCATATCACCTCCTTAATGTTATATTTTTTGAATTTAAATTTTGTAACACAAAATCATTATTACTATTTTTTATGTTAAATTCTTTATTTGTATTGCTAAAATCATACCATACTTTATATCCTGCAGATAATCCATAAACTTTAAAACCTATACTGTTTGGTTGTATACCCCATGTTCCTTCACTTCCAGCATTGCTGGACCTATATAATCTTCCTCCTTCATAACCAACCCCATATATAAATTGTATAGGATTAAACATCGATTCTGAAAGAGGCGCTCTTATAATAATTGCATATTTGGTGTCTTTTTTTAATAAAATTGTTGAGCCCAAATCTACATTAATCCACGAAATATAAGCTGGTATTTCCGAATCTGCTTTAGAACCACAAGCCAAATCTACACCACTTGGTACTGAATTAAACGTTTCTCGTATAGAAAAATAACTGCTTCCAGCTGAATAATCGCGACCTCTTAAATTTATTCCTTGTAAATAAAAATCTTCATTAGTTCCTGTATTTCCTATTGTAAATGTTTGTGCACCCCAAAGATTTTGATAAAAAGCATGAGAATTATTATCGTTTGCTGCTATAAAACTTTCATATATTGTCAAGTTATTCTCCTGATAAACTTCCCGTAGGAAGTAATCGTAAATAAATCTTTTTTAAAACATCAATCTGATTAACACTATACTTTATAACACCATCTGGAAGTATACTATATTCTCCTGTAATTGGACTTCCAAGTCCTATACGTAATACACCAGAAGTGTTTATATTACCTTGAATATAAATCTTAGTATCATTAGTTAAAACTCTTCCTTGTTGTAATACAATTGCATCACTACTTCCTCGTCCTTGATTAATCGGAAGAATAACTCCTGAACACCAATAATCTGCACCAGATTGTGTTAATGTGATATCACTATCATAATCGCCATTATTAAATTCATTAAAATATCGTATTCGTAATTGTTGTCCATAATTTAATGCTTCAAGAACTCCATTAACAAAGTCATCTGAATATACTGTCATTTTATCCTATTACGAATTTAATTATAATTGCACCAGTTAATGTTGCTAAAATTCCCAATACCCAAGCCATAAATTTTTTAATCCAACAAATATCTGTAGCTAATGTAATTAATTCATTTGATAATTTTGTATTAGATTTTGCCATATCTTTTGTATTTTTTTCAACTTCTGATATTTTATGATTAAATGTATTTATTAATATATCAAAATTTTTATTAAAATCTTGAAATTCTCTAACTTCAATATATTTAGTCATTTATCCCCAACACTGGTAATAACTTATTTTTTCACCAGTATTATTTAAAATATCATTCAAACATTCAATTCCCCATTCTTTCCATTCTTTTGAAGTTCCTTGTGATAATCCTTTTGTAATTGATAATTCACCTATTTTAACATCACTCGTTCCTATACCTTGTGCTTCCATTGCTTTTAGCACTCCAGCAATTGTAAGATTAAAAATTGGTGGTTGATATGTTTCTTCAACTGCTGTTATAGGAATATCTATTCCTAATTTATTTTCTACAAAATATATTTGTTGATTAATAATTGTTGGTAAAATTCCAGAAATATTTGTTGGAATATTAGATACCCAACTATAAACTATGCTCCCTATATCAGTATTACTTAATGATGTCATTTAAAAAGATTATAAATTAAATGACAAAATTAAACTATGCTTCCTATTCTTCCAGTACTATCGCATCTTACAGGAATTAATGCATTTCCACTAAGTCCGCACATTAAACAAAGCTGAACCATTCCTTGTTGTGTAAATTGTGTTCCACTAATACTTATTGTTCCTGTTAAACCTACACTTGTTCCAGATGCGGTTACAATCATTTCACTTGCATTCATTTTATATATTAAAAAATATAAAATTAATCAGTAGATAATAATTTCCACTCGCTTCCACCTTTACCGTTTGTTATATCACCAATATAAAATGCTCCGTTAGAAACACTATATGCGATATCGCTTCCAGTAACTGATGTTAAATAATTATTAGGACTAAACTTTACAATTCTAAATGTAGGACTAACTATTGCATATGTTCCTGATACCATTATCGAATGTGGTAATCCAGGTACAAGTCCTTGTCCCATTATACTTCCTGTTGTTACACTATCTGCCATTTGTTTTATATCCTCCTTTCATGTTTTATAAAAATATATTTTTAATTATATTCCTACTGCTATCCAATCTACTACAGTTGCTGAACCACCTACTATCCAACATCCACTTGCTCTTCGAATACCACTTCCACAATATATTGATTGACTTCCAGTTCTTGAAAATTGAGGTACATTATATTCTCTTGCCATTGCAACTAAGAAATAATTTGGAGTAATAAAATCCCCTACAAATGATATTAAACCAGAAATACTATCACCCATTAATACACTACCTGCTTTTATTCTATATCCAAATAATTCAGTAGCGTTTTCAATAGATGTACTTTTTAATCTTCCTGTATTAGCATCTATAATTGAACCTGTTACATAAATATCTGTTATTGCTGCCCAATTTCCAAGAAAACTTCCTGCTAATACTCCTTCTGCTGTTACAGTACTTGAAGCATAAATATTGGTTCCACTTATAATATCAGTATAACTACTTTGATTTACTTCTTCAAACCCCATTCCATCAACTGTACTTACGTTGCTTGCCATTTCTTTTTCTTTTTTTTATTTAATTGTGCAATTTAAAGTTTGCTTCTTGTAAATATAAAAAAAATAAAAAATAAAATTTTATTCTTCCTCTACAACCTATTTACGAAGTTGTAATCTTAGCTATTGCATCTGCTTTCAAATGTCTAATCTTCAATCTTTGTGTAATTGTTGCTGCATCCATATCATACACAGGAAGTGTAAAATTTTCTACACTAACTGGTCTCTTTTCTGCAATTACATAAGCTTGACTTCTATCTGTAACATAAGCATACTTGCTATAAGTTGTACTTGGTGCTGCATTTGTTGAGAACTTTAATACGTTCAATCCGTAAATTGTTCCTAAAAATCCTCTTGCTAACATATCAGTATTACCAACTTTATTAGCTTCTACAAAAGTATCAATATTTCTTAAATCATTCAAAACTTCCATACCAACAAACAAAGTTGTTGCTGAATAGTCTGCATCATCAAGATACTGAATTGCTCTTGTAATGTTTGCAATTGTTATTGCTGCTCCACCTGCTACAGTATTAGTTGCATTATCTAAAGCGTCTTGTAATATCAACTTTGTTTCGTTTTCTGCGAATCTTTTACCAAAAGTTTTTAAATTATGCTGAAGTAGATTCCATTTACTATCTTCCAACATTTCTCTTGTAATTCTAACTGAAACACCGTATTTAACGGGTTTAAGATTAAAACTTGTATAAGAAGTTTGGTCAATAGGAATTTCTGCTCCTTCTGCCACAATTCTAACACTTCCTTGATTCACATTAACTAAATCAACATCAATACTTGAACCTGGAATATCTCCAGTTCCAAAATAGATAGCACATTCACTTCTTGGTATAAGAACTTTGTCAACCTCATCAATCAAGGTATTATAAATATTTCTTGGTATTAAAAGTTGTCCTTCTGTTCCTAAACCTGTGTTTAATAATTCATTTACTGCTTTATATTCTGTCATTTTAAAAATTTAAAGAAGCAACAATGAATTGTCCTGTCTCGTCCATAGTTGTAATTGCTCTTCCTACTGGTGTAAATATTTGTCCATTTCCTAATGTCAAAATTGTCATAGAACCTGCTGGAACTACTGTTCCTGCTGAACCTGCCAAAAATGACCATCCAGAAAATATTGAACCAATTACTGTTCCACTTGCTACTGGTAATAGATAAACTCCACCCATTGCAACTGCACCATAAGTTCCTGAAGGAATTGTTTGTAGTGCTAAACCAATTGCATTTGAACCAACAACGGTTGAAACTGGGAATCCTTCAATATCACTTGATACATAACTATCAGCTCCTGAACCAACAACACCGATTGCACTTGAACCATTAACAAACCATCCACCTGAGATAGTTGCTCTTGCTTTTACTGTTATAACTCTTGGATTTCCAGTATCAAATATTTGTACTGCTCCATTTGGGTTATAAAAACTTGCTGCCATTTCTTTTTATCCTCCTTTCAATTATTAATATTCTCACAAAATTTAATTTTATGAAATATAACGTTATTCTTTCTCATATTTTTCTTTTCCTCTTTTTAACTTCTTACTAATCTTTTTAAATTAGGATTTTTGTTATAGTCGCCATATAAAGAAAATCTTCCACCAACGCTTTCAATTACAACATCACTTGCTGATGCTTTAACTTCGCTTTTTTCAGTTGTTATTTCTCCTTTGGTTTCATCTAATTTCTTAGCACTTTCTTCAGCTTTAAGTTTCTCTTGTGCCTTTTTCATTTCTGAAAAAGAAGAAACAATTAATTCTTTTAAGCTTTCAACATCTTTTTGTAATTTTTCAACTACTTCAGATTTTTGCTCAATACTCTCAGATTTAGCAACTTCTGTTACGTCTTCTGCCATCTTTTCCTCCTTATTATTTAATTGAGTTTGAGTATCATTTTTTATATCTGCTTTCTTTTCTTCTACTTCATCTTCTTCTATTTCATCATCTTCTTTTTCTTCTTCATCATCTTCCAATTCTGCCATTTCTTTTAAATGAAAACAATTATCAAATGCTTGTGCTAAATTTGCATGACTATCTCCAGGAACAGCTACTAAACTTAATTCTAATCCTCTAATACCAACTGCTTTTTTACTTCCATCTTTTTCCTCAATTAAATCATCTACTTTTGCTCCAATTGAAACACTCTGTATTCTGCCATCTTTAATCATCTCTCTAATCTGTTTATCCATAATCTTTCCTTCAAAATCAACTCTCTTTTCTGAAGAATTCCAATTTACTTTTTCAGTTGTTCTTCCTACAATATTTTTAACTTCGTTTTTATGGTCAAGTAGTATTGGAACATTTCTCCACGTTGCTGCACCCTTTTCTAATTCTTCGGCAATATATTTAACATTATTAAGTGTAGTCGTTTCGTTAATAGCAACACCCCTTATAAAAAAATCATCATTAGCTTCGTCAAAAACTTTTTCTTCAATTGGAACAAAAAATTCAAGAAGATGCCAATCTTTATTTTTTCCTGTTTTTATTTCTCTCATCACCTTTTTTATTTCAGACATATCATATATATTATTTTATTGCTGTTTTTTATTTAAATATGTATATAT